GCTAATATACTAACAAAACTTGCAAAGGATTCTTCACCATAATAGTACATATATACATTATAAATAAATAATGCTATACCAAGTATGTTAGTTATTGTATTTTTTACTTTATTGCTCATTTCTTAGATTTTGATTTTTTAATGTCCCTTGCTTTTTTGCTTTTAGGTTTAAAACTTTTTGGTTGATAGTCCATGTATTCTACTTCTGCATCAAAGCATGGGCACATTTTCATAAATTCATGTGGCTCTACACCATCACCATCTTTGTCTACTGAATAGTCCCTATGACCATGTATAGAAGCTTGTGGATAAATGTTTTTTAGTATTTCAATTATCTTAATTAATGACTTCTTTTGTGCTTCTGTTCTTGTATCTTTTGCTTTTAAATTAGCATCAACACCACCAATGTAAGCAATACCAATAGATGCTCTATTTCCACCACCACCAACATGTGCGCCCATTGTATTAACTGGCCTACCAGCTTCTATTTTACCATCTATGCCAATAACGTAATGATAACCTATTCCATTCCAACCCCTTCTTTTATGCCATGTATCAATGGTTGCTGCGCTTACATTTACACCTTCTTTTGTTGCGCTACAATGAATTACAATATATTTTACTTCTCTCATAATTGTTTTTTTGATTTAACATATGTATAGTAGTATTTAATATCTTCACTACTATGTGAGCAATAATTACTCATTTGGTTTTCTTTTTCTTGATGCTGATTTCTTAGCATTTTGAATTAACCTTTCTTCCATCTTAGCAATCTTTACTCTTAGTTCTGTATTCTCTGTTATTAATACATCTATCTTTAATTCTAAGGCACTAATTTTATCTTTTAATTCTTCAATAACTTTTAAGGAAAGACCATCTGCACGTTCTTCTTTCTTTGCTGAAATATCCATTCTTTTTTTCCAAATATTCCAAATCTCTTTCAGTCCTAAAGCACTAACTATACCAGCTAATGCAATCAATAAGTTGTGGTCTTCCATTACTATGTTATTTTCCTTGTCCATTATATTTTTTAGAGTAGTTTTTACTGCCCTTTAATTTACTTGTTTTGCTCTTAGCATGTATGCCTTTTCTTTTACGCTTTGGAGCAACTTCTATTTTTAGTGTTCCTCTCATTATTCAGGCATTGGCTCTGACCATTCAGAGCTACTCATAAGAGTAAGACACTCTTCGTGATTCATTTTATCACCTACTATTGGTAATGCTCCACTTGTTACATAACTTGGTTCTGTAATGTAGCTTAATAACCCTTGAGTGTTTGCTAAGTTTCTGCGCATTGTTTGTGCGCTTGTTTGATTTACCTGTGAAAAGTCAACGTTTGAAGTTTCTGTTAGATTAATGATTATGTATGTTGCCATTTTATTTTTATTTTAATATTATGTTGGTACTGATGTTGATTTTGCGGTTACACTCATATTGTAAGATACTGCATTGTTATCTGAATAAGGACTGTTTCCCACCTTATTTGTTCCTGATGACATTCCCGAAGATGTTCCAGAACCCGTTGCCCCTACTCCATCAACTAAATCTGCTTGTGTCATATTTGCTGAAGTGCCATTATTTCCACTTGTAGAAATTTCATCCAAAACAGTAAAGTTTGTGCCATCAAATGATGAGTTTACCGCTCCTAATCTCCACCAACTTACTGGTGTAACTGCAAAAGTGTTTAAGTCAAAAGGTTTGCCCTCATTGTAGAGAGTTGTTACTTGTGCGGATGTTAATCCAGTATTGTAAATTGAAACATTAGAAACAGTTCCACTTAATGAATTTGTGCTTGAGCTATTACTTGCAGAACCAATAGCTAAATCAACATTATCTGTATTTATTCCAGTTCCAGTTGCTGTTGCTGTTTCTATGTCATTATCTATTGATAATTGTATTCCGTTTGTATTTGTTGTTCCATCCCAAGTAGCACAAACGTGATGCCAGTTTCCGTCTGTTATTTCTCCTGCAGTTGCTCTAATAATAAATGCTATTTGGCCACTTGCTCCATAAACTCTAAATAATACTTTATTTGAACCAGCAATATATAAATGCCAATTTCTATTACTTCCCCAATCATCTTCATTTACAATAATTCTTGTTCCAGAAGTTGTTGTTGTTTTCACCCAAGCTGAAACAGATATAGCAGTAGTTAAACCTAATTTAGTTGCTTCTATATTATCATCCGTTCCATCAAAATCTAAAGCAAAACTATCAAAAGGAGCATTTATAATTAAATCACTTTGAACAAGGTTTGCAACAGTCATACCTGAAGATGTGCCAGTATTAGAATTACTTGAAGCATCTGGAATACTCCAATTAGTAGAAAATGTTGCTGAAGCATCTAATTCATACCAAACTTTTAAATTATCTAATTGAGGTTGCGTTCCTTTGTATGGTGTTCCATAATTGTAAAGTGTTGCAACTTCTCCTCCAGCTACATCACCTGATGAACTTGCACTTCCATAGCTTAGTCCTGTTGTATATACTTGAAAATTAGACATAGAACCGTCAAAATCAAAACTTGAATATTGACCACCTATAATACTACTATTATTTGCCATAGTATTATTTACACGTGTAGTTGAACCAGCTGTTCCACTGCCTTGCAATATACCATCTATAAATAATTTAATACCCCCAGTGTTAGTTGTTCCATCCCATACTCCAAGTGTATGATGCCAATTTCCGTCATTAATGTTATTTGAACTATTAACTGTGACTAAGCCCGTAGTGAACCAAACAGACCATCTTAATTTACCAAAAGCAAGTGTATAGAAAAAATTTCTATTTGAACCAGCTGGACTTCGTATACCTTCGTCTTCATTATAAATCATTTGGTAATCAGCGCCTGTTGATTTTATCCAGCAAGAAATAGTAATTGCACCTGTTGTATTTACTTGAGGAAGTAAAATATGTTCAGATGAACCAGTAAAATTAAATACATAATCTTTTTCTGCTCCATTACTTGCTAAAAACTCACCGTTAAAAGCTGACTGTCCTAAAGGGTAATATGCAACTGGTTTTCTACCGTTTGTTATTGCCATAGGGTTGCCAACTGCTGAGCCAGTTCCATACACTTGTGTTACTTGTGATGCTGAAAGAGCATAATCAAATATTGAATACTCGGTCAACTTTCCTTCCCAAAAATAACTTGAACCCCCGTTATAACTTGAAAAAGTTAAAGAACCAGTTGAAGCTGATATTGACCCTGTTGAAGTTGCTGAGTTATCTAAAGTGCCGTTTATATATAATTTATTTTCATTTCCTGACCTTGTAAAAACAATATTATACCAAGTATTTAAAGATAAAGTAGCAGTTGACTCAAGAGGCCAAATTCCACTTGAACTTGAGCTTAAATAAATTTGAATTTTATTTGAAACAAGATAAAATTGTACTGTTGTTCCTTTATTAAAAAAATTATCATAAGAAGTGTTTCCAGTTGAATATATCCAAGTTGAAACAGTAAAATTTGAACTTGTAAAAATATTATCATAAACATTACCTAAATTTACATATTGACTACTTCCATCAAATGTTAATGAGTAGTTAGCAAGTTTATCCTGATTGCTGTTTTCTGGCATAAGCCAACTATTAGATATAAATTCTGTTGCCATATTTTTTTTAATTAATCATTTTTTAATCTCCCATTCTCAGCCACATTGATGGATTTGAAGCATTAGTTAAACTGTTTAAATCATTCGGAACTCCTGAATTGTAAATCTCCGTTACTGCTGTTGAACTTAAAGTACTTGTCCATATTGCAAACTCATCCATATTACCTAAAAATGTTTGATAAAATGGATAACCACCTGCCTCTTGTATTTTTCCAATCCTAAAATTAACGTCTGTTCTTGCCTCTGGCAATACAAAATATAAGTTAGTTGATGTTGTTCTGTCTACTCCATTTATATACATATTTCCAGTATAAGGAGCAGAACCTGAAGCGTCATAAGTAACCAATACGTGATTCCAGCTACCATAAGTTAAAAAACTGTCAGGTGCATTAATACTAAAGCTTGTACCACTTATGCTAAATTCTAATTCTACTCCCTTTTGTAAGGTTAAGAAAAATTGTGAACTTGTATTTGTTGCTCCAGATTTTTGTGAATGATAAATAACCTTTAAATCTGTATATGTTGTGTCTGTTGGCTTTATCCATATAGACCAAGAAGCATTAGTTTGTGCATTTAAAAATGTTAATGGTGGGGTGGCAAAATAGTCATTTACCCCATCAAATTCAAAACTCTGTGTTGATGCAAAAGCTGGTGCTGTTATGCCTAATGATTGTTCTGTAAATGTTCCATCAGATAACTCATATTTAATAGTATATGAATTTACGCTTGATGTTGATAATGTTATTTCACCAGTTGATGAATTAATACTTAAACCTTCAGGTGTTGCAGTAAAAGTACCTCCAGTATCACCAGTAATAGTAGGTGTAGGGTTAGTTCCATTTGTTGCATAACTTGATTCAGCATAACTAAAAGAAGCATCTGAGCAGTTTGCTATTGATTTATATATTGAACCCCATCCAATAGTATTATCACAAACACCAACACCCCAATAAGAACTCTCATATATTTTACCAAAATCTGACATACTTTTTTTTATTTAATATTTATAATACCCAACCCCCAAAATTAGCAACAGTATCTGGGTCTATATCACCATTTGAATTGCTATTATATTCAGGGAATAAATTAGTGTTAAAACAAATGTAATCAATGAACCTATTTGTGTAATGTTGTGCTTTAGTTCTTGTATTTTCAATTAAAAAATCTACTCTATCTTTATCTAATGCAGTTGCATTTTCTGGACTATGTGAAAAGATTCCACCATTAGTTATATTAACACCAGCAAATGGCAAATATTCTACCATAGCCCAATAAATTAACATGTCTTTCAAATAATCTTTTACTAAATTATAATAGTTAGGGTTTAATAATTCAGTTAATTCACCATCTCTAATAAGCTTTTCAATCTTTTCATATAAATCTGTACCTAAATAGTTCTGCATGTGAATGTCTTGTGCTAAACGTATATAGGGTAGAAATTTATCTGGGTCTAAGTTCCCATTGGCACTTGTAAAAGTTACTAAATCTTGACGTGTAATGAAAAGTGCTTTCATGTTTTAATTATTTTAATTCTGGTAAATTTTTGATTATTGGCAACATTTTATCAAGTACACTTCTTCTTGTTTCTAAATCTTTATAGCCAGGTACTCTATCTGCATCAACATCTAATTCTTTTGCCATTTTATCAATTTTTTGTAGGGTATCATCAATAAATTTTATATTTGATTGAGCAAATTTGATATTATCTTTGTTACTTTTTGTTAACTTTTCATAAACTGTAACCATTTTTTGCATTTTATCATAAACTTTATCAATGCTTGTTGTCAATCCTTTACTTGTTTTTAAAGCATCTTTAATTTCTGTTGCAATTGATAATTCAACTTTATGTGTACCTAATTCAGTTTTATTTGAATTTAGTTTGCTATATACTGTTTCTATTGTTTTCATTTTTTATTTATTTAATTATTTAACTCCGGGGTAATGTCCGTTATTAGGCATATTAATTGGTGCTACTTTTGCTTTATTACTTCCAGCTGGTGAACGTCTGTAACTTTTTGGAATTTCTTTTACTCTTTTGTAATCTTCTATATCTTTACTGCCTTTTTTACCTTCAAGTGCTTCTTTTGTTTTCATTTTGTATAATACTTGAACCCACTTGTGTTTGCAGTATACACCACCTTTAAATTTAAACAATGAATATGATTGTCCATTGTGCATAGGTAATTTAGCTGACTTTTCAAAAGCTACTGTACTGGCTTTATCTATATCTTCAATTCTATAAACAATTTTATTTGCAGTTCTTGCCATCATTGCTTCACAAAATGGCCTTGATTTATTGCCTTTTTTATTAGGTTTATTTGAACCCTTAGTATATTTAAATCTAATCTTGTAATATGATTTATCTAAAATACTAAATCCACTTGGCTTATCATCAATACTTGCTAAATCAGTTTTAATTAAACTATTAGCCCAATCTTCTTCATCATTAGTTTCTAAATAATCACGTTCAGCAACTTCTTCCCAATCTTCATCCATTACTTCACCTTGTAAACCATCTAAAATAACTTCATAATCTTCATCAGTTAATTCTTGTTTATTTTCTAATTTACTTAGTTTAGATTTACTAATAATTTCTTCTATTTGTTGATATTCATCTTCTTCTTTAAAATCTTGGTCTTCTACATCAATACCAGTTTCTTCTTCTATTACCTCAGCATCCATATCTTTATCTATTTCAATGAATTCTAAAGGTTCAATAGTTTGAAAATAAAGATTTAATGCAATATCATTTACTGCAAACATTTCATCTAATGCATCTATCAATAATTCTTGATAAGGTTTTATAACTACATTATCAAATAATAATGAAGCATTTTTAATTTCATCAGCATTACTTGAAAAGCCATTAGATGAATTTAAACCAATTAAAATTGGAGATGTCACCCTATGTGTAACCATTATCTTTTTAGAGCATTCTTCACTAAGATATGAATAGTGCGCTGGTGCATCATTTAAAGGTACATCATCAATAGTTGTTTTACTTTCTGCATCATTGTTAAAAGCAATAATAACTTTTTCACCATAACTGCCAGTCAGTTTTGACATTACGTCATTCTTGATATTTAATTGTTTTTCCCTATCTGGTACACCATTGTTAAAGTTCACCACTTTAGTACCTGAAAAACCATTCTGGCAATCATTAATTAAATAATCTGCAATCTCTTTTTCTAATGTTGCATAGCTTATTTGATAATCGGCTGGTGAGTAGTAATAATATCCAGTAACATACCTTCTTACTATAAATATTTCATTTTGTGCGCCTGAACCAAATACTGGAAATCTTTTTAATTTAGTATTTCTTCTTACATCTTTCCAATCAGCACTATAATAATAAGCTTCAATATCACCTTCTTCATTGCATTTTTCAGCACGTAAAGTTTCCCTTGGAAAATGTGTAATGCTTTTTATTTTATTGCCTTGATATGTAACCTGAAAAGCACCCTCACCCAATAGTTTTAAATCTTGACAAACCCTTCTTAAATCTTTTTTCTTTAAGATGGATTTCATGTTTGCATATTCTTCTGGCTTTTTATGGCTATCAGTAGCATCTAAACCTTTACCATAGATTCTATCTACAATACCATTTATTACTGCATTGTTAGTAGTTGAATCCATGAATGCATCTATCAAATTCTGATAGTAGTCATTATGTTCACCAATACCAATCCAATCTCTGTTTTTTTCTTCAGTAATTACTGGTCTTTGATATTCGTTTAATTGTATTAAATGTAAATTATCCATCTAAATATTTTATTTAAGCATAAATGTATTCATTATTGCTTGTTGATTTTTCAATATATACATTATTGCTAATTTCAAAAGTTGACAATGTTTGGTCAGTACAAAATAATTTATCTTTAAATATTAAAGTACCATCCGTTGTATTATTAACCTCCACAGTATAGAAATTAGCTTCATCAAGGGCTTGAGTTGTACTATAAGTGTAATAGTACTTGACTAATGTAAAAGATGCGTTAGAGTCCGTTAAAATAACTTTATTTTGTTCTTCACTTTTTATAGTTAGTTTATACACCTTAGAATTATCAATAGTTTCCCTTGGCATTAAATTTAGTAATCTTGTTCCGCTTTTGGTAATTATTTGCATCTTTTTTTATTTTACTGTTAAAAAAAAAGGAGAGAAACAAATTTGTAACCCTCCTTTAGCCAACTAAACTATATATTGAATCACACTAAACTATGAATTTGTGCCTATTTTAACTATTGGTTCCTTGAACAATTGTAAATGTTCCACTCATTCCAGCAAAAGGATTGCCAGCAACCGCACTTTCAATGAACTGTGCTGGAAGTTTTTCCATTCCAACAAGTGTCAAAGAATAACCAGAAAAATCACCCATTGCAGCACCAGTAGCAATACTACCACCAGTCACATCGCATCCATACTCTACACCGCACATTACACAATTTCCATTGTTGTCCTCTACCACAATATGTGGCCTTCCGTATGAAAGTAATTTTACTTCTTTATTATCTTCTTTGCTTAATTTTGGTAAAGACAGTGTCAAGGTTTGCTCAAAGAATGTTGTGCCATTATCTCTTGATGAGTTAATAGCTTGTTCTAAAGCACTTGTCCCTTTTACATCATATTCATATGCTGAAGCAGTTCCAGTCATATCACTAATTTCATCACCTGAATTTGTAGTAACTGTACCTAAATCCCCAAAATTAACAAAATACACTTTAGTTATTCCGCCTATTACGTCTTTACATGGAACCTTACGTCCCAAACTGATATCACATGCCATTTTGTTTTTTTTTAAATTAAGGGGGGTAATTAAACCCCCTTTAATGGTTATTAATTAAATTATATCTTAGGTATAATATGTTACTTCACCTAAAAGTCCGATTTGAACACCAGCTTTCCATCTTGCAACAAATCTTACATTTTGGTCACCTAAAGTATCAGCAGTATCAATTAATCTTAATTCAGATAAATCTCCAAGAACACCACACCCAAAGAATAGGTTTGAAATTTGCGTACACATCATTTTGTTTGCTGGCATACCAGGTGCTAAAAAGATTGGAATACCATCAAAAGTAAGTCCACCACCATTATACCATTGAGTCATTTTATCATCAGTGCCAGCACCACCAGTTAATGCAAAACCACCAAGTGCTCTTACATAAGCTTGGAATACTTTGTTTCCAACATAAATTCTTAAATCTTCTTTATCTAAGATTGCTGGTGTATTAGTAGCAACATGGTCAACTACTTTACCTAATTCAGTAATTACATTTGAGGCAGTAACATCAGTTCCAACTACAATTGCACCACCAGCTAAATCAGCTATGTTAGCACCAGCAATAGTTGTGAATCCATCAAACTCTCCTGCATTAGCATTAACTCCTGCCCAAATGTTCGTTTCAGTTTTAGCAGCAATTTTAGCTATGTACTGTTGTACAATAAAATCTGCAAATGATTTTGGTAAACTTTGGTTTAATACAGAATAACCCATTTCAGCTGATTGCCAAGATTGAGCAAATGTCTTTTTACATTCTGTTTTGTTTACTTGAAATTCTTCTACTTCAAGAACTCTTTCAGTAAGTGTTAAAGTACCAGCATCTGTGTAATCACATCCTGCGTTTACTATTAAATCATCTCCCATTACTGATTTTTGCATTACTTCTTTATAAGCAATGTTTGGAAGTATTGTTACACCCCCGTTGTCAAGTGTTTTACCACTTGTTAATGCTGCTGCAATGTATTTATCTTTAAATTCACCAGCATATGTAGTTGTTAAACTTGTTGCCATTTTTATTTGTTTTTAGTTATTTAATTTTTCATATATCCTTTGTTGTAATGTTTGAGGATAATTAGTTTTATTTAATGTAAACTTACTTTCATTTGAAGCTTCTGGATTGTGTTTTACAGGTTCAGCAACTTCAGCTGAAAGTTCTACATCTACATTTTCTTTAATTTCTTCTTTAGATAATTCAGATTTAACTTCTTCATTTGTTTCTTCAGATAGTTCTTCTGTTGCTTCTACATCTTCAGGTGCATCAACTTTATCTTCTTTAAGGTCAGCAATGGCATCCTCAAGGTTCTTGATTCTTTTTTCCATTCCTTCCCAATCATAAACAGCTGCTTCTTCAGCCATTTCTTCTTTGATATCTTTTTTCATATCTTCTTCTTTTGCAGGTACATCATCAGACACGTCTCTCATGTCTGCTATAATTCCTTCTTCTTCAACTACTAAAAGTTTGCCATCTTCAAGAACATATTCTCCAACTGGCATTGCAATTCTTTCATCATCTGATTTAATGAATATAGCTTCCCCTTTTTTAAATTCTTCAGCTTCTACTACTGTTCCATTTTGTAGTTTCATTTCAGCTAATTCAATTTCTCTAACTTCTTCAGTTAGTTCAATTCCACCTATAATGGTTTTGATTTTATTTAACATATCATTTGCTTTCATACTATATAAATGTTTTTTTTTTCAACTTGTTATACCTTTTTTTTATTTTTTTTTAATTATGCTTGTGTTTTGCCTATTCCTTGCGCCCTCAATGAGCCATCACAACATTTAACATTATATGTATTGTCTTTACATAAACATCCTCTTTTACCACCCTTTGGTGAGGTTCTGCTTTTTTCTCCGTCTGTTAGTTTATTTCCCATTTTTATTTATTTATATGTTTTTCACATGGCATGTACCAAGTTTTATTTTCTAATTCATGAGTATGAAAACCTTTACACCCAATATTAATTGCCATTTCTTCTGCTTTTTCTTGTGTGCTATAAGCTAATCTATCATCTATTACTGCATAATCTTCATCTATAACCATTGATGCTAAATTAACTTCATCAAGTTCTTTAAGTTTGCTTAATGACCATCTTAAACCAGCTTTGCCACCCCACAATAAATAAGATATTGTTCCACATGCTTTAGTATCACTTTCATCATAATATACTTCTGCCCTACTTAAATAACTATACATTCTTTTAATAGTGTCTAAACTTATATTTTTTTTATCTGCTAATTGTTGCGCCCTTACTTTGCCAACTTGTGTAGCACATTTATTATTTACTTTTTTATTTAGTTCTATTCCCCTTTTAGCATTATTACTAACTGCATCAGGATAATCATTATAAGTTTCTAATTCAATCTTTTTTTTTTTAAATAGATTTCTAATTTTTTCTATTTTTTCTTCTGCTTTTTTTTCAGCAACATCTTCTACACTTGCTTTGATATTTGCTTTGTCAGCAAAGTAACCTTCAATTGAAAATCCTTTTACTTTATCTGTTTTCACATATTCATTCCAGATTTCATCATTGTTTACTTTCATAGATACCATCCATGTACCTACTGGAACATCAAGGCCATACATTTTGCTTTTATCTTGTTCACCTTCTACTATCCATGATTCAACAACTGTCAAACCGTTTAAGTTCATATTGTGTTCTAAGGTTGCATTGTTTTGGTTTCCATTCATAAAGAATAATTCACTTGCCTTCCTTACTGTATCAGCAGAAAAATAAACATAGTATTCTTTCTTTTCATCCTTTCTGTATATAGGTTTATTTGGTATTAAAGCAGCACCCATTAAGATGCGCTTTTCATCATCTACTTTTGCAAATTTAATTTCTTGTGATTTTAGTTTTATAAAATCTGATTCAATGGCGGGTGATGATACAATACTTATTGCATCTATTCCAGCAGTTTCATTTTCTTCATCTAATAAAAGTTCTATTATTTCCATTTTGTTTTGTTTTTAAAAAGTTGCTGTTTGTATTATTGCATTATCTAATTGTTGTGCTGTTGTAACATCTTGAGATACTACAAATGCTTGTATTGGTGGTTGGCCTTGGCCTAATGCAGTTGCTATTTGATTAAATCCTGATTGGCCTACTACATTAAATGCTGGTGGTTGTGTTGTTGCTCCAGTTCCAGCACCAGTGCCTAAATTTGGCCTTGGCGGTGGTGCAGATTGACTTCCTTGAAATTGTGTTTTTGATATTGTTGCTATTTGTGCTGCTCCAGTTGCTGCCACTATTCCAGCTTTTACAAAGTTTGCACCAGTCAAAGCATCTTGAGGTACTGCAAGTTGTGCTATTATACCTTGAGCAGTAGAAACAATTGCTTGTGCTATTCCTATTGCTTTATTTACATTAAATGCTTTTCTTGCGCTTTCTTCATCTTCTTTTGCAAATGCTTGTACTAAATCATTTATAGCACCTAATGCATCAGAAGCAATTGAAAGTTGTTGTTGCGCTAAATCTCTTCTATTGTTTAATTCTTGGTCAGCAAACTTTTTTCTAATATCTGCTTTTGCTTTTTCTTCATTTGCTACTAATTGTGTAGTATCTTCACCATGTTGTATTGCTAATTCTTTTAATCTAAAATATTTATCTTGTACTGCTTCAATCTCTATTTGTTGTTCTGTTAAAAAACTTTGTCTATATATTTCTGTTTCTTCTTCTAACTCTAATAAAAATTCATTTCTAATATCTGCTAAATTTTGCTCATGCTCTCTTTGTCTTTGTAATTCTTCTTGTGCTTCTTTTTCAGCTTGTTCTTTAGCATCTTTTTCAGCTTCTTCTATATTTTTCTTTCTTTCTTTACTTCTTTCTTGAGATGCCTTTTTTTCTGTTTCTATTATTTTATTTTGTTTTTCTTTTTCTTCTTTTATTTCATTAGCATTATTTGTTTTAATCATTATTGCTAAGTCAGCAGCTAAATCCTTTCTTGTTTGTTGCAATTCGGCTTCTTTTTCAAATATATCTTTTATGCCGAGTAAATTCATTTCTCTTAATTCTTCTTCTGTATGAAGATTTGTTTGAGCTTGTTCAAGTTTTTGTTTATACAGCTTTGTTGTTTCTGATATTTCTTTATTTATGTTTAATATTTTTTGTTTTAAAGCATTTTCTTCCATTCTGGCAATTTGCTCATTTGATTTGCCTTGTGCTTTTGCTAATGCAATTTGAAGTTTTGTATTTCTATCTAATTCCCTTCCAAGGTCTTGAAAAGCTTTAGTTTGTTTATCTAATGCTTCATTAGTTCTTTCTATTGATGCTTGAAATGCTTCTTGTGCTTCTTCTGCACCAGAGGTGCCACTAATCCAATCTCCAATGGCACTAATTGCAGAAGATATTCCAACAACTAAAGCACCAATACCAGTTGCAATAATTGCACCTTTTAAAGCTTTAAATGATAATGATGTAGCTTTTACAGATTTGCCAAATAAACCCATAATTGCAGTTGCTGCAACATTGACAGTATTATTAATTTTTTGTAATGTGTTTGATGTTGCTAATGCATTGTTTAATAATTTTCTACCAGCACTAATACCTTCTATTGCTCCTTTAAATGCCATTGATATACCAATAGCAGTACTAATTCTTTCACCAACTTCACCTATTGGCCCATCCTCACCACCAAGCAAAACAAATGCACCAGTAACATCACCAACTGCACCAGTTAATGCTCCAAACTCACTTGCAACTTGTTCTGAATCCAAAGATTCAATAGCAAGTTCTGTATTCTTTAACTCCTTTTGTGCCTTGGTTAATTCCCTTGATAATTTTTTAAATTCTTCACTACCAAATTCAGCTTGTTTTAATTCATCTTCTAATGAACCAATAGCATTTTCTAAGTCATTAATATTCTTAATGGCCTGTGGTGCACCCTCTACATCAATTTCTACTAAGATAGTTTTCATATTCTTTTATTTTTTTTTGTATTGCACCTTCTTCAAAAGTTTGTGCATATAAGTTTTTCCCTAATGCAATATTTATGTTTTTATCATAGATATTATTTTCCTTGCAAAATTCTAATGCTTCAATTAATTCTTTCATGATGTTGGTTCATTTAATAATTCAAGTGATGATTCTCCAGTTTGTAGTTTAGTTGTAATTTTATTTATAGTAAATGACCTTCCATTTACAAATACTTTATCAGCTAATGAATAAGTCAATAAAAACTTTAATGGCAATATGGCTTTATATTTAAATATTCTTGTTTTAGTATTGAATACTCTTACTATATAATTTTCATAAAACTTTTGAAATAAAGAATTATTGTTTCCACCATAGTCAGTTAATGTGTAACTGTTAATTTCACTTCCAAAGTTTAGATTAAATGCTGGTGCAGTAGATGCAGTTCCTAATTCATTTGCATTGTGAGGCATCCAATAATTTGTCACTTCTGTTTGTGGTTGTGCTGCAGGCATTCCACTTGTAGGCCTTGTACTATCTACAAAGTTTATTGAAGGTGAAATAGATGTTTGATAAATAGCATAAAATAATAATGGTTTATTTACAAATGATTCATCATTTTCATTTACCATTAAACCATATTGTACTTCTGTGTAAGTACCAGAACCTAAATTGATTAATCTTTCATATAACATATGTTCAAATGGTGCTTCAACTTTATATTGTTTTCCTCTACTTGCATTTGCATTAAATTCAGCACTTCCAAATTTTTTATTAAATAAATTAGTTTGTGTAACTGCCAGTTTGGACTGTGGTTCTACATATTCTAAATCTATTGTACTAAATGGCAATGCTTCACTAACTGTATTTTCATCTGTTTTAACATATTGGCTAATATCATGTGTTGTAGTTGAATCACCATAAAAATCATCTAATGTTTTTACCACTATTTCATCATTACTATCTAAAAATGCAGTCAAATTAAATGTTTTAAATATACCTTTTAAATAATCAATAATCTTAATATCTGGCATTTGATTATTTGGTAATATTTTTGGACTTGCTAAACTTAAAGGTGATGTAGTTGAAAGATTAACAACTTCATAAGAAACACCCGTATCAACTGTTTTTAAGTTTTCATTAATACTAAAATTTAAAGAAGATTCAGAACTTACTCTTGTTACTAATTCCTTTTTTTCTCCTAATGCTATTTCTTGAGCTAATGAACCACCAGCCAATGAACCGCCATAAATTATATTTGCTTGTACTGTTCCACTACCAGTTGCTGATGATACAACTGTATTAGATAATCTATCTATAATTTCAATAGTATATATTACAGATGTATAACCTGATGCTGGAGATACAATTGCAGTATAATGAAATTCATCAATAGTTGCCGTTCTTTCAATTTTAAAAACCCCATCTACAAATTGAGATTGAGTAGTTGAAGAAAAATATGTACATGCACTTGCTGGTGATGGACTTGTACAAGAAAAAGTTTCACTATCTATTAATATATTACTTGATAAAGTAATTTTTCCTTTTTCTCTATTCATCCACAAATAAACATTACTAAATTCAGTTGAATCAAAAAATTCACTTGATTTAAAAGTTAATCCGTATTGTTCTTCTATTGCCTTAATTATTAAACTTGCTTTTATAGCTGGTTTTAAATCTTCTGGCATTACACCCCTTCTGTTATAATATGTTGCATCAGTAGATGATGTATTATAACTTATATTTCCTTGATTGTCAAAATTACCACCTGAATCATAAATGTATCTTTGGTTTTGAGATAATAAAGGGTAAATAATTGCATCAGTATATGTTGTTGAATCTACTGTAATATCTAAACCAGCATTTAAGCCAGCTAATATATTTGCGCTTGTATTATCATAAGATAAATTACTTAACCAATTTAAGTTGCTCAACTTATCTTCGCCAAATGTATTATTTAAGCTAACTGTTTTACCATAGAAAGTAACCTTGTAAACACTTGGTTTATTGTTCTTCATTTTAACTTCCTGAAGTTGTATTTTGCCACTTTTAAAAGGTTGGTAATTTAGTTCAATGATTGCTTCACTTTGTATATTGCTATCAAACCCATCTATATCTGGATTGTACCAATGTTGAAATAGTTTATTATTAATTTGTGATGCTGGTAAACTAAACGTCTGTGAAAAATCTGTAAATACTTTGTCAATATCTCTTACATCTTGAATGACTTGTGTTAATGTTACATTTTCATCACTAAACATGTCTACCTTCACATAATCTTGTGTGACATTGTTTCTAAATTGTGGTCTGATATATAATATTAATTCTTGCATTAATGTACGTTATTAATTAAATCAAATGCATATTCAAAATTGATAGCATAGTTTATTAATTTATCATTTAAACTTGTTTTAAAACTTAGTGAACTATCAGCAACCTTCATTGGAAATACTGTACTGTCTTTTGTCATCCATACTAAATTGCTAACTAATAATTCTTCAAATGTTGGATTCATTGCTTCATCTACAAAACCTGAATTAATACTAATTGATTCATTTGCATTTATGTCATATGTTCTTTTTGAAGCTTCTGTTGTTGTATAGCTTACATTAACTCTATCTAATAAATTTCTGTTAAATTCACTTTTAGTTACATTCATGTTTTCTAATGACTTTTTAAAGAACCATAAATCTTGCAATGCTCCATTTTTATTTATGAATGTTATTTTGATAGGTGTGTATTTGCATTCTTCTACTTCTTCAAGTGTTATAATTGTATCACCAACTGTTCCAGCAATATCAATTCTATCAGCAGTACCAGAATAAGTAATATATTGTATTTTTTGGTTTGTGTTTCCATTATCTGTAATTGCAGTTGTTTGCACATTAGAGCCATTTAATTTAAATGTTACATTAGTTGCTGATTCAGCATTTATTGGTAATACTATTGTAGTTCCTTTATTGTATTGCATATAACTTGCAGTTACTAAATCATCTAAATTTAACAGATGGTTTGCTCCATCCTTGAACTCACTAAATGAATCAAATGCTAAAAATGTACTTGATGAAGTTGTTACTGCACTTGCTGTTGTATATTGAAAATCAGCAATCACCCATAGAGTTGAACCAGCACCAGAATATGAACCTGTAAAAGCATGTGAAAAGTAATCTTGTATTAATTCACTTATTTCAAATGTTACACTTGTTTCACTATTAATTGGTTTCTTAGTTAGTGTATATTGTGGAGAAGCTGGCTTATCTCCAATCACACCACTAAAAATATATAACTTTAATTGTGTTGATGTTAATCCAGTTACATTTGCTGGCCTTATGTAATATGGTGACCTTGTTTGTATTCTTGTACTCATTCTTCTAAATTTAAATTATCTTCTAAAAACCCTTCTAATATTTCATCTTCAAATAATGGCAAAGCTTCTTCAAATGGTTTAGTAAAAAACATAGTTGCCCTAATTCCTTTTTTATATATGCTTCTGGCTATTAAAAAGTTTAATGACTTTCTTTTTATAAACCTTCCCTTTTTATCTCTTGGTGCTATTCCACTTCTAATTGTCCATTTATCAAATACATTACTTGGTGGCATTTTATTTGTGTATTTAAATGGTGATGTTCTACTTTCAGGGTAAGTTGACTTTGCACCTTTTACACCTTGGTCTTGAAACACTCCATAATTTTCTGCTAAAAATGATACCTTGCCTTTATTTATTTTATAACTTAAACTATTTGATAAAGCACCAGTTTTATCTTGTGAGCCATATTTGCCACCCTTAGCTAAATTTTCTTTAGCTTTTTTAATTACATATTCTGCATACTTCTTTAATGCTTCTTCAAAATTTTTCATTAGCAATATGTCATATCTGTATAAGTGTTAATAGTAAATGTTATTGCCCATCCAGCTAACATATTCTCAAATCTTTCTGTAAATGGTTCACAAGTTGCATCACCTACAATTTCAAATTCATCTCTATATGCATCTGCCTTTTGTAATACTCTCATTATTCTTGTGCCTAATGCTAATTGAGTATTTAATATATCTTGCCTATTGTCATTACCTAAAAATAAACTTGCATCTTCTGAGTTGCTTACATCTACTAAATCCATTAAAAAAATTGTCATGTTCTGCTGAACTATGTTATTAGTAATAGTTGCATTATTAACCATTATATGGCACAATGGGTATAAGCTTTGTTTTTGCAAATCAATGTCTGCTATATCTCCAAATGTAACTTGGTGATTAAATGGTTCAGCACTTATTGCATTTTTAATATTGTCTATTACTCTGTAAAAACTATTCATACTATATATTTTTTATGTATAGGGGAGAATGTCCACCCATATCTTCTTCTATAAATTCATTTAAAAAATCTAATGCATCATCAAAGCTCATATCTTCATCTTTTATTGTAATGTCTAAACATTTCCAAAAGTCATATATTACTCTTAGTGGTTTTGTAGCAGTAACACCAATCATGGCTTCTTCATAACCATCTGCAAGAACAATTACATCATCTTCTAAGAATAGTTTTCTTTCTATTAGTTCTTCTATTATTTTATCCTTTTGCATTTCTTTTTAAAATACTTTCTTCTACTTTTGCTTTGTCCTTTTCAAATGATAACATATACAAACATTGGTGTAACTTTAATTTAGTCACTTCTGATATGTTTCTAATATCTCCCTTACTGAGTCCGTAAATGGATTGATACCAACCCCATTTTTTAATGAAGCTATCAGATGTGGAGGCAAATTCACTTCTTGCTGATTCTGTAAATAATTCACTATATGTTTCAATAATTCTTTTTTTAAATTCCAAAAAAAAAGTAGTGAAGCCATTACAATATCTAAGGGCATATTCTTCATATTGTATTTACTTGCAGTTTCATATTCTTCTATTCTGTATTGCCCTTTTCTTTTAAATGATATTGGCCTAAATAAAACACCCATTGCTTTATCCATTGTTTCCCATTCATTAAGATAATTATCTAAATCAACATATTCCCCAAAAGTCATATCATCTAATTTAGGAATGAAGCCAAATTCTTTTTCATTCATTCTGAATCTATCTTTAAATGCTGGTTTATCTTCAAATATTTTATTTAAGTCAAAAGTAATTTTATTAATGTCTGTTACTTTCATTCTTAAAGCATCTATTAATCTTGTTTTACAAAAAATCTCAATCATCTTCTGTTGGTAGAAAGTATTCATTTCTTTGCCATCAGTTATTTTAAGCCATTTTTGATATTGGCCTAATGTAATTTCATTTAGTGATTCTGGTATAGTTAGTTTAATTGCCATATTAAAAAAGGTTAGTTGATGTAAATGCTTTTATACTAAATTTAACTTTTTCTTGTTCAATATATTTAATGTATTTAATTATCTTTTTAATAAGCTTCATATTATATAAATGTTTTTTTTTTGACTTTGTTATATAGGAATTTAATATTTATTATTATATTTATTAAATATTTTAAAAAGGCGTGCAAAACTTTTTATCATAAAATGGGGTTCTACTTGGTGGTGGTTACCCCATTTATTTTTAATAGTAATGATATTCACCCTTATTTGGGTTTTGTAATTGGTAGCTAACTGCATATCTTAAAGCATCAATAGCATGGTTAAATTTATCTATTGGTGTTTGTGATTTCTTTTCTAACCAACAATAGTTGTTAAGTTCTTTAATTAAATCTGTACTTTCTTCATCAATAATTAAATCATAATCTTGCAATAAACTAATGCCATAAGTTATACTGCCTTGACCTTTTATTGCTGCTACTATATTATTGTTTCTTGTTAACTCAGAAATTAATCTTGGTTCAGCTGAATCACCTACAATTAAATCTCTATTTGCAAATTTAGTATTTAGTGTTGCTATATCACTTGTTGTGAGTTTAGGTTGGTAGAAACATAACTTAATATAAATAAGTTTATTCTCTTTATCTATATTGGTTTGTACTAATGTTGTAGGGTCATTACTAAATCCATAATCTTGTCCAAATACATTTTTTCCTACTTGCTTAAACTTTCCTATTTTCCAATTAGTAAATATTACACCTTCTGCTTTATCTAACCATGAACCAAGTATAGTGTGCTTGTATCTACTTGGCCTACGTTCTTTCATTCTTTCTATTTGCTCTATATAACTTGTGCTGAGGTTTTCAATGTTATCTAAATAGGTTGTGTGAATGTAAGTTGTATCATCTTTAGTTATGTTGCTTCCAGCTTGTACACCTCTTGCTTCAAACCATCTTTGATATATAAAGTTTTCTTTAGTTGTTGGATTGAGTATTAATATTACTCTATTATCTAAACCCTTTTGCCTTACACTTAAATCTATTTTATCAAACATATCTTCATCTGTCATTTCTTCTGCTTCATCAAATACCCATGTTGTTATGCCTTGTAATGATTTAAGATTTGCAGTTTGGTCACCTGAACTTGTTTTAATACCTCTAAAAAGTATTTTAGATTTAGTTACCTTGTTTAATACCTCATCTTTAGTTATTACAAAGTCATCTGTTTTTTTTAGTAGTTCTATCTTTTCTATGAACTCAGGAATAATTGATATTGATGCAGACCTTAATGTATATCTTGTGAATAGAATAGTATGTCCAGCTTCATATGTTAGTAATAGTAAGAATGTGTTAATCGCAAAGGATTTACCAGAACCCCTTCCACCAGTTACAATAAAATAACGTGAATCAGATTCTTCAAATATTTTGTATTTATTGCTTAAACTTAATTGCACTAACTAATTGTTTAAAGTCATGAGATACTGTTTCTGTTGTGTTTAAATCTACTGTATCTTTTGGTGAACCATAACCTGAATTCATTAATGCATTATAAGCATTTACATCACCTTTTTCAAATGCCTTTTGTAATACTGCAATAGTCATATGATGTTCAGCACTTAACCATTCTTCTTTGCCAGTTAATGGATTTTTTCTTTTTAATAAAACTTCTAATAATTCTCTTACTACTGTACTTCTATTCTTACTTCCTTTGGGTCTGCCTTTAGGATTTCCACTTTGTCCTTTTGTCCAACTTTTTAAATTTTCTTCATTTGCCATCATTCATTGTATTTTCATTGTTGATTTGTTCTAACTGTTCTAAATATAATAATAATTTTTCTTCAGTTTGTTTTCTTGTTTTATGTTCACTTTTCTTTGTTTTCTTCTTCATAGGTTTTGTATAAAGTTTTCATTTGTTGTATTAAGTCCCTTACACAAGTTCCACAGTTTGATGATTCTTTTTTGGCATTAAATACTCTATTAAATATTTTTAATAATTCTTTTTGTTCTATGTTGGTTAATGTGTTTCTATGTTTGCTGAAGAATTCTTTTAGATAATTGTATTCATCTTCTATTAAGCATTTAGCATTTTTATATGGGAATAGTTTATTTAGTTTTTCTTTTCTGGCTTCACACCCACAATCTTCACCCAATATGAATTTAGCTACTTTATCTATTCCAGTTGCTTTAGTTATCTTTTCAATACTATCTCCAAGTCCTTTAGATTTCATTTTTTAA